AGTCAAAACGGCACCTCACTTTCATCATTAACATTGACGGTTAGTGGCTCGCCCATGTGAACAGCCACGATCTCCGGCCACTGCTTGCCGGCTGTTGTGCGTACCACTATCGAATGCGGGCATTGCAGATGGCCCGCGTCAGCCAGCTCGACCGCTTCGTCAGTGTCCTCAGGGCAGTCGAGATCGGTACGTTTCTCCCACCACGCCTTCGCTTTACTTCTCGCCCATCCGGTGTGCTCAATACACACCCACTCACTGACGTTGCCACCAAGGTAGATGGAATACGTCACTCGCATCGTTCGCGGAGCATCGTCAGCCGCTCCGCGTTTTTTGTGGACGCTGTAGGCAATGTCTGTTACCTCAAACGTCTCATCTGTGAATTGCGGCTCGTCCTTGCTGAGGATGCTCTGGTCGCTTGCCGTGGTGGAGTGTGGGTCTTTCTCCGGTGGTGGAAATTCATTGCCACATTCCGGGCATTCACGATGCCCGGCAGCCACCAGTTCGTGGCAGTTCTCACATTCCTTGACCGGAGCCTCACCGCCGCCCGTTGGCCGTTTGTTGACAACCTGAATTCGATCAACCGGCCCGTGCCTGACGATGTTGTCGCCATAGTCGAGAATCAGGCAGTCACTTTTCGAATCGTGCAACCGGAACCCTCGCCCGACCATCTGGTAATACAGACCCGGCGAAAGTGTCGCCCGCAACAACACCACGCAATCCACATTCGGAGCGTCAAATCCAGTCGTCAGCACATTGACGTTTGACAGATATTTCAGCTCACCCGACTTGAAGCGAGCAAGCGTCTTTGCTCGCTCATCGCTGTCGGTTTCACCGCAGATGAACCCGCATTCTTTGGCTGCGAAGTTGTTGATGTTGTAGGCGACGTTCATGCCGTGCTGCACGCCGGATGTGAAGATCAGCACCGAACGCCGATCCGCAGTCAGCTCGGCAATCTCACCGCACGCCCGACCAACCAGCAGGTCATCGTTAAACGCGTCTTCCAGCTCGTCCTGCATGTACTCGCCACCACGCACATGCACTGTTGACAGGTCAGCCTTTTGCGTTCCGCTCTTGGATTTCAGCGGGCATAGAAATCCCTGATCAATCAGCTCAGCCACACCGATCTCATAGCAGATGTCATTGAGAAAGTGATCAGGCTCGCAGATCAACCCATCTTTGAGCCGGTACGGCGTAGCGGTGAGACCCACCACCCGCAACGCAGGATTAACGACCAACGCATCTGCCAGCAGTTGCCGATACATCCCCTCGCCATTGAGCGGCACCAGGTGTGCCTCGTCAACAATGATCAGGGCAAAACGGCCCAGCTCAGTGGCTCGCCGGTAGACGGACTGAATCCCCGCGACCACAACCGGCGAATCTTTCTCCCGGCTATTGAGTCCCGCCGAGTACAGCCCAACTTCGATGTCAGGGCAGATGGCCTGCAACGCCTGTTGTTGTTGCAGTAGTAGTTCCTTGACATGTGAGATAACCAGCACCCGCCCACCCCGAATAACCACATCGGAGCAAATCTGAGCGAGAAGCGGAGTCTTTCCGCCGCCAGTAGGGATGACAACAACAGGGTTGCCGCTGTTGTTGCCGAGATATTGATAGACAGCATCTACGGCGGCTGACTGGTAGTCCCTGAGCTGCATTTTGAGTGAATCCTTTCGGCCAGTTGTGTGAGTTGTGCGAGTGGCACAATTGCCACCCATTGCTGTTTGTTCTTTCGGTGAAGCACGACCGGCACATCGTCTACGCCGGCATCCATCGTCGCCTGATCCATCGCGGCATACAGGTTGAGTCGTTCAGTTCGCTTGACCTCAAAATGCACACCGTCCAGATCAGTAACGATGTCTTCACCTTCCAGCCCAGAGAATTGCTGCCCACGTCGAGCAGCAATCCCCAGAGCGTCGGTAACTGCTTTCGCGGCTTCCAGTTCTCCGCGTTTGCCTTTGTTGCGTGAGTTGATTCGCACTCACCTTTCTACTTCGCCCAAGGAACGCCAGCTGTCGCTGGCTTAGCCGATGCACCACTCACAGCGGCATAACCAGCAATGCGGTTTGTGAACTCGCCCGGCTTATCATTGCGGGCTTCTACTTTGATCGATGCAACAAACGGCTTGCCGTGCAACTCCATCGCGTCTCGCGGCTGAATCACACCGACTGCATGACAGATCGCAGACAGCGTTCGCTTGGCAATCTCAACTGCCGTTGCATTCGGGTTGTCGAGATTCAGCCGCTCAAACACTCGCCGGCCTTTGCACTCGCCATCGATCACCTCGATGTTGAGTTCCAGATAATGACCGTTGCCGCTCGCTGTCGACTTCTCTTCGCTGGCCGAGATCACGCAAACGTAATCACCGTTTGGTAACGGCTCGAACGGCTTGCTCGGCTCCACCTGTGACGCATCAAACCCACTGACCAAACTCATAACGCGATCCCTCAAAATGAAACTGCTGATTGATACTCCGACCACACGAGTGGCAGAGTTTCGGGCAACGCTGCCCTGTTCTTGGCGAGGTGCGACGGTCGCTCACTGGTGTGAACGATCCGCTCACCCACTCCCACTCCCTGCGTTCGCTTGTCAAACCCTTCGCCACTGGTTTTTACGAAGGTCTGATAATTCGCGAACAACACTTCGTCACACCATTCCTGCACAATCCCTGACGCGAGCTTGTGTAGCTTTGGTGAGTACCGATCGAAGGCGTCATTGTCTGGCGGCTGAAAACGCTCAATCTTCGCGTGTGCCAGCAACAGGCACGTCATGCCCTTATTGTCACGCAACCAATCCAACGCCCGCAGCACTTGCCGCCACTGCTTCAGGGCGAACGTGTAGCCCTTCGCGTAGCCGATATCTTCGATCGACTTCACGCCGTGCTCGATTTCGACAGCACCCCAGATGAGCCGCTCGAGCCAGTCGAGTGAGTCAATCACGAGTGTCTTCCGGTCATGGTCTTCGCTCGCCAGTTGTTGCAGGTAGCCGTCAAATTCCTCAAACGTCTGCGACAGCGGGAACGACTCGCAGTCGATATCTGCGATCCCGTCCTCAGTTGGCAGGAACACAGCGTCAGGTGCATCTGCCGCAAACGTGCTTTTGCCGATCCCATGCACGCCATACAGCAACACTCGCCGCGGCTTATGTTGTTTACCCTTAGATGTGCTCAGCGGCATCTGTTTTCTCCCTGATGTAAGTGTCGATGTATATGGTGCCATCGTCGTTTGCGATGTGGTGAACGGCCTGTCCGATTACGACCCACCTGTCCTCGCCCGGCCCGACAAACTCAGCGAGGTTGTTATTGGCATTCATCGTGTGCTCGATTGCTGTTTGGCAATCTTCACGAGCCGCGATCAGGTCAGTCACGCAGCCTTGCAGTTGTGTCATGGGCCTTACCACAGCAAAGACTGCTGAGAGTCTGTCGGCGTCTTCTTTGTAGAACATTTCGCATCCTTCTTGTGTGAGTGTGGAGTTGGTAAATCAATCTCTTCCGAGTGGTCCGGTGACCACTCGGCGTCGCCAGTGCCGTCGACCAGCGGCACCCAATTGAGGAAGTCCTGGCCGTCCTCGTTTGCCGTATCTGTGGCCAGGACGATTCGCATGTCGCCTTTGCCTTTAATCTTCGCGATCGCCCGCGAACATCCCTGACCCACCATGACTCGCAACGCAGCCCCGATGTGGCATTTGTCAGGATTCCAGTGCTTCCAATTGCTGAGAACGTGCAGGAATATTTCCTGCCGCACATCCTCAGCGTCGTGCTCGTTCAGCGAATAACCAAACTTGACACGCTCAGCTGTGCTGTCGACCAGTAGCGTCAACAGACAATCAGATTCAGAGCCTCTGCGAGTGCGTCCGGGTACTCCGAATGGACCTTCCATGACGTTGCTCCCATTAAGCGGAAAGCGGCATCAGCAGGTAACGCAACCCGCCATCATGCGAGAACAGCAATGGTGACTCGCTATCGATGTAATCGAGAGTGAGTTCGCAGTCGCCACCGACTTTGTTAAGCAGTGGCAACAGGTAGTCTGAATTTATGGTCATGCGGGCCATGTCGCCAAACTCAAGCTGGCGAGTAATACGACTTCGCCCAACATCGGCAGCGTGGCTGGTGATGGTGATACCAGCATCATTAAAGGTTACATTCAGTCCGCGTGACTCTTCGCTCGTTGTGATGGCAGCTGACTTCAAGCTGGCCGAAAGCTCGCCCGCCGGAAACTCAAACTGGCTTTGCTTTGTGTCAGGCATCACCTTCCGCCAGTCAGGGAACCGGCCTGCAACGAGTGGTGAGTGAATCACCGCATCACCGCAGCGGAACACGATGCCACCAGTCAGGCCGTAGGCAAACGACATCTCACCAGCATTGCCGCAAATTGCCATTAACGTCTTGAGCGTTTTGAGCGGAACGACGGCGTCAGTATCACTGTCGGCATTGCCTTCACACTCGCAATCGATCTCGCAAATACTGAGACGGCGTCCGTCAGTTGCCACCAAACCGAGTGTGTCCGCGTTAATGAAGTCGAACAGCACTCCACCGAGTGCATATCGAGTTGACTCGGCATCTACAGACAGGATCGAGATTGCCAACCCGTTAGTAATTGCATCGCAGTCGACGTTGTAGTTGCGGCCAGTGTCAGGCACACCTGAAAACTGCCAGTCATCGACATCTGGGGATTGAAGCTCCCATGTGTCAGCCCCGCAGGTGATCGACTGCTCAGAGAATTCGATCTCGTCACCGGTTGCCACATCGAGGAGACGTGTAAACGCTTTTGCCGGCAACAGCCGCGAGAACTCTGGCGTTGCACAGTCGCCAATAGTGACGAACACCTCACCATCGGTGGCAGCCAGTGAGAACGCCGTGCCTGCAATGTCGAGCCGAACGTACTGATAGATTTCCTTCGGCGTCTTTGCCGGGCAGATCCCTGCAACCTGCTTCCATGCGGCTTTTAGTTTCTCAACTGAACATCTCATAGTTGTTCTCCGTTGTTGTAATGGGAAATGTCGTCACAGTGAAATAGTGCCTCGCCGCGTGCAAAGCGTTGTGCGTACACTGCAATTCTGTCTTCGCTACCAACTTCCACGCTGGTGGCATGCTGCGGCGTAAGTGGCGGCAGAGCAGCAAAAATAAAAGGCCCAGACACAAACACGTCAACAAGTACTTCTGCACCACAACTTGTCATTGCAAACAGCAATTCAACGACAAACAATTTCAGTGCGCTTTCGTGTGCCGCATCTGGTGATGGAACTACAGCGTTCATAGGGGCGCAAAATACAAACCACAGCACCAGTAGTGGTGATCTTTATATTGCAACAAGAGGCCCAACAAACGGCTATAAAAACAAAGTCTTTATTGGTGACACATCAATGGTCATCAATGAAGATAGCGCAGATTATGACTTCCGTGTTGAGAGTAACAGTAACGCTAATATGTTTTTCATTGATGGTGGGAATG